CCCCAACAAAAGCTACTGGAAGATGCCGGCATGGTCCCTGCATCTCCGGGCATGTTAAAGACCCCACAGCAGGCAATTATGGAAGAGTCTGGCATACAGCCTAAGTTTTTTTCAAAAGGTGGCAGCACGGGGATGAGCGTGCAAGACATGCTGGCCGCACTAATTGCCGCCGGCCAACAACCACAAAAGTTTGCAAAAGGCGGATTATCAACTCCGGCAAACATTGGAACTCAGGTGGCAATAAACTCAACTATGTTATCACCAGAAATTTTAGAATTACAAAAAAATGCCTCAAACAAAAAACATGGCCCCGCCATGGAAAATTTGGCAACGTTGGGTTTAGCGGTTGCGCCATTAAATCCTCTTACATTGTTATTATCTTTAATGGGGCCTAACCAAATGGGCGACGCAACATTGGATACATACAAAAAACAAAAAGCCGAAGAAGCAGCAAAACAACAAAAAATGGTTAGAGAACAGGCAAGAGCCGGATCTCCAATATTTAAACACAATCAACCTTCGGAAATGATTAACGTGCAAGAGCAACCAAGTTTTCCCAGCCTATCAAAATTCTACAATAGATAAACCATGGCAAACCCAACACTACCCATTCAATCTGGTGCAAATTTGCCGGGCCTTGAAACCGAGCAAAACATACAAGAGGCCATGGCACAAGACGCCGAGATGGACTACTATGAAGAGACACTTGGACTAGAACCCGGCGACGTTGAAGAAGAAGTCATTGAGTTAGAAGACGGCTCCGTTATTGTCAACTACAAAGAAAAACAAAGCCCACGTAAGAACCCAGAGTTCTACGAAAACTTGGCTGAAGTGTTTGATGAGAGCACGCTACAGGCTTTGGCAACAGAGTATTTGGATTTAATTGACGCCGACAAAGAGTCGCGTTCACAACGAGACAAACAGTATGAAGAAGGATTGCGTAGAACTGGGCTTGGAAAAGATGCACCAGGAGGGGCGACGTTTGACGGTGCTTCCAAAGTGGTTCACCCGGTTATGGCAGAGGCCTGCGTTGACTTTGCTGCGTCAACGGCTAAAGAATTACTTCCACCCGACGGTTTAGTTAAATCTAACATTAAGGGCGAAGCAGACCGAGTAAAAGAAGAGACGGCAGATCGTAAAGTTAACTTCCTTAACTGGCAGCTAACCGAACAGGTACCTGAGTACCGCGATGAGATGGAGCAGCTACTCACTCAGTTGCCATTGGGTGGTTCACAGTTCCTTAAGTGGCGCTGGGACGAAGAACAAAAACGCCCAATCTGTGAGTGGGTTGCGATTGACAACATTTTGTTGCCATACTCGTCAACCAATTTCTACACATCACAACGCGTCACTGAAGTACAGGACATTACCGAGGACACATTCTTACAGCGCGTTGATGCTGGCATTTACATTGACATCGACAGCGAGTATTCGTCTGACGCGCCGTTAAACGATCAGACAAGATCTGAGAAGGCAAACAACAAGATCGAAGGCAAAGATATGCCCTCGAAGAACATTGACGGATTGCGTCGTGTTTATGAGATTACATGTTTTATGCGCCTGGATGAAGACGATAAAACAGACGGCCAACGCGCCCCCTATATTTTAATGATTGATGAGACCACAAGCAAAGTCTTGGGTCTGTATCGTAACTGGGAAGCAAATGATGAGAAGTTTGAAAAACTGGACTGGTATGTCGAGTTTAAATTTATCCCTTGGCGTGGCGCTTATGCTATTGGCCTTCCCCATCTTATTGGTGGTCTTAGCGCTGCTCTCACTGGTGCTTTACGTGCTCTCCTTGACGCGGCGCATATTAATAATTCCCAAACGCTACTTAAGCTCAAAGGTGGACGAATTGGTGGGCAAAGCGATCGCATCGAGCCTACGCAAGTAGTTGAGATTGAGGGAGCACCTGGTGTTGACGACGTTCGCAAGATTGCAATGCCAATGCCATTTAATCAACCATCCAGCGTATTGTTTAACTTACTTGGCTGGTTAACTGACGCAGCCAAAGGTGTTGTCACTACCGCAGAAGAAAAGATTGGCGAGGCAAACAACAACATGCCGGTTGGTACGGCCCAGGCTCTTATTGAGCAAGGCGCTAAGGTATTTTCCAGCATTCACGCACGTTTACACCGCAGCCAAGCTAAGTCACTGGCAATTATTTCTCGCATTAACCACTGGTATTTGGAACAGATGGATAACCAGTCCGGCGAGGCAATTGAGGTTCGTGACTTCTCGTACAACAACGACGTACGCCCGGTATCCGACCCTAACATTTTCTCTGAGACACAGCGACTCGCCCAGAACCAGGCCATCCTTCAAATGGCGGCCTCAGCACCACCTGGAATGTTTGACGTTCGTGCGGCTTACCGCAGGGTGCTACTCCAGCTTAAAATCCCCAACATTGACGAGATATTACCAAACCCATTAGGGGCAAAAGAATCCAATCCCGCGCTAGAAAACGTTGCCATGACCATGGGGCGTCCTGCCGCAGCATACCCAGACCAAGACCACATCAGCCATATTAAGATTCACCTTGAGTACGCGGCTAACCCAGCCTACGGTGCTAACCCAGTAATTGGGCCAACGTTTGCGCCTAACGCACTTGAGCACATCAAGCAACACTTAACGTTGCACTATTTGCAATCCATGCGATCGTACGTGGCCCAGGCATCCGGCGGAAAAGATGCGTTAGAGTTACACCAAGAAAAGCCACTAGACTTAGAATCTCAACAAGCGTTGGCGTTGGCCTCGCAGATGGTTGGACAAGACTCACAGATGATTATGCAGCCATACGTACAACAAATCCAACAACTAGCGCAAAAAGTACAGCAGGCTAAAGAAGCACAAATGCAACAAGCAGCTTCTGCGGACCCAACCGCCCAGGTTATACTTAAGACCCAAATGGCAGAGACCCAGCGCAAACAGCAAGAGGCTCAGTTTAAGATGCAGATGGACCAGCAAAAGAGCCAGCAAGATTACGAGCTTAAGATTGCAGAATTACAACGTAAAGTTTTGGAACTTCAAGGCAAATACGAAGTTCAAACCGATCTGGATAACCAGAAAAACTCTACCAACGTGGCAATTAACAGCATGAACAACTCCTCGCGCGAGCGGGTAGCTGCCATGCAGGCACAGATGCAACTAACAAACCAAGAAATAGCGCTCGCCCAAGAGCAGGCAATGCTTGGTATCCAGGCAGTAAATGAAGCAGAAAAAGATATCCGTCAGCATGGTATCGAGATTGAAAAACAGCAATTTATAACCGACGCCGAAATGGCTAAACAGGCAGTACAGGCGGCACTACAACCTAAACCCACCACAGGAGCATAACATGGCCGAAAATTTACAAGGCTTTCGTCAAACATACCAGGAGACTGGTAAACTATCTAGCGGCGGCGGCCCTGGCGAGAAAACCATCGACAAAGGCGCATCTGGCAGCCACCGGGGTAATAACTGGAAAAAAGGCGCAGCCCAAAACAAAATGGCAAAAGACTGCAAAGTTGGGCCAGATAAAAACCTTAAAGACATCAAAGGCGGCAATTTTTATTAATTTTAGGGCGGATTCCTTCATATACTTGCATTAGTAAAATTATGAAGGACTTTTTATCTGAAATTATCGGTCGTGTAAAGACTGAGCAAAAATCACTAGCGGAATCCGTTACCGCGGGGAATAACGTAAATTCGTTTGAGGACTACCAAAGATTGGTTGGCCGACACGAAGGTTTTAAGATTACGTTAGACATTATTAACGAGATTTTAACGGAAGACGAAGAAGACGAATCGTAAGATTCAAGAAAGGACTGCCGCATGGCATTTGATATATCACAAAAAGAAGACCCGGATCTTCGCTCAGAGCAAGAGTGTTTTCCTGAGATAGACCCTGGTGTTGAAGTGGCTGGAGACCGTGTATTAGTGCAGTTAAGACGGGAAAAAGCTAAAAGTAAGGGTGGAATCATTTTAGTTGATGAGACCCGACAGACGTTACGTTTCAATGAGACCGTTGCAAAGGTAGTCCAAATTGGACCCTTGGCATATAAGTCGCCAGATACGCTTGAGCCTTGGATTGAAGGCCCCTGGTGTAAAGTTGGTGATTTAGTTCGTACGATTAAGTACGGAGGTGATCGGTTTGTTGTTAGCCCGGATGATGAAGGCTCCCCAGTGGTGTTTATTACCATCCAAGCACGTGAAATCATTTCTCGCATCAAGTCATTTGAGCATGCGCAGAAAATGAAAGCGTTTGTAGACTAATTTTGAAAGAAAATTATGGCAGATAATGAAAAAGACGTTCCTATCAAGGAACAAAGTGATGGCTCCGTTTTAGCCAAACTGGAAGATCATGTTGATCACTTTCCAGACGAAGAAAAACAAAAAGATGATGCTGTCGATGAAAACGATCAAGACGAAGATGAGCCTGTAGAAGCCGCCGAAGGTGGTGAGGTAGATTCTGATCCTGAAGAGACAGAAGAAGACCGTGGACGGATTCGTGAGGCTCGCAGAGAAGAGCGTAGACTCAAAAAAGAGTTAAACAAACAACGAGAAACATCGGCACGAAATAAAATTAGTGCGCTTGAGCGACGTAACGCTGAACTAGCCGAACGTTTAGTTAAAGTAGAAAATGCTTCGGCATCGTACCAGTTTGTGCAGATTGATAAGGCAATTGAAGACGAGGCAACTCGTGTTGAATACGCCAAAATGAAAATGCTACAAGCGGCCCAATCAAATGACGCGGCCGGGCAAGTAGAATATTTAGAGCAGTTGACCGACGCTAAGCAGCGTCTGCAACAGGCTCAATATTACAAAAAACAACAGCTCGAGCAAGCAAGAGCCCCAAAGCAAAATGTACCAAACGAGATTAGCACTGAAGTGCAAAGAAACGCAACTCAGTGGCTTAAGAAAAACTCTTGGTATGACCCACAAGCTCGAGATACAGATAGTAGAATTGCCAAAGTAATTGATCAAGAACTCGCCCAAGACGGATGGGATCCAAGTGATTCTGAATATTGGGAGGAGTTGGATAATCGTTTATCGTCACGTCTGCCACACCGTTACACAAGTAAAGGCGGACAGCAAACTCGTAGAGCGGGCCCAACGGCCTCTAGCCGAGTGGCAAACACAACCAGCGCAAGACCTGGAACAATCACGTTAAGTCCTCAGCGTGTCCAGGCTATTAAAGACGCTGGTGCGTGGGACGATGTTGAAAAACGAAACAAAATGATCCGCGCATACGCATCGTATGATCGCGCTAACAAAGGATAATTATCATGGCAAACACAAGAATAAAACGCGACTTAGAAGATCGTTTATTAGATCGAGTCGAGGAAACAAAAGAACGGATGGCAGCAGAAGATCCGGACTTAAAATCAAAGCGCGAACGTGCAGAGGCGTTCAGAGACAAATGGCAAAATAGCGCGTTGCCAGATATTCCAGGAGGAACAATCCCTGGATTCCATTTGTGCTGGTTATCCACTACAAATAATTATGACAGTATCGACAAACGTATGGCGTTGGGTTATGAGCCAGTGAAAGCCGGAGAATTAGGAAAAGGCTTTGAAGCACTAGGTAAAATGAGCTCGGGCAAGTTTGAAGGCTGTGTTAGTTGTAACGAGATGGTTCTCTTTAAGTTACCAGAAGAAATCTATCAAGAAGTGATGCGCATGCTGCACCTCGAGGATCCCCTTGAGCACCAGCGAAATATTACCGCAAACGTTCGTAGCGCTGCTAAGGACGGCAAAGGTGGCAGATCAATTCTTGAAGGTGGCATTTTGGAAATGGAAAAAGAGGCCGCAAAAGCAAATAGTAATATTCGCTTCCAATAACATTCTTCAAAAATTAACAAAGGAAAAACATAAATGTCTACAACATTTAAACCCTTTGGTCTGAAGCCGGTGTATCATCCAAGTGGTCTTGATCGTGCTGTTCCATTCGTTGGAACCAACACTTTCGTCACTGGTACTACATTTACAGCTCCTTACTCGTTGTCTGGTGGTCAGTCTTTCTTCCAGTATCAACCAGTAAGCCTTACCGCTACAGGTCAATTAACTATTGCAAACCAAACCGCCGCTTCGGGCACGGTATATGGCGTATTTGACGGTGTAGAATATACCACCGCTGAAGGCCGTCGCACCGTTGGCAAATCTGCAGCTAAAACAACTTTAGACGCAGCTACTCAGATCGTATTCTGGATCTTCGCAGACCCAGCACTCGTATATGAGGCTCAAGTAAATGGTTCAGCTTCTACCGGTTCTATCGGTCGTCAGTACAACTTTGATACAACCGCAGGTTCGACTGTAACCGACGGCTATACCATTGGTACAGGCGGCGCTGGCTTCTCCACCACAGCATTGTTGGCAACTCCTGTTGCTACCACTGTTCAAGGACAAGTTCGCGTAGTAGGTCTAGGCCGTGAAGTATCTTACCCATCAGGCGAGTTAAACGCTTGGGGTGACACTTACACGATTGTTCAGGTCCAAATCGCTAACAACACGTTTGTAGCGCCTAAGGTCTCGATTTAATTAATAACGAAAGGAACTAAACATGGCAACCCCAATGCGTAGTACAGACTTTCGTGCGGTAGTCGAGCCGATTATCAACGAAGTCTTTGATGGCGTTTATGAACAACGCGCTGACGAGTGGAAAGGATTTGTAGAGCAGATCCAAGGTATTCCACGCAATTATCACGAAGAAGTAATGCTGTTCGGTATGAATGCCGCTCCTGCAATGCCTGACGGAACTCCTGTCAGCTATGACCAGGGTGGTACTCTGTACATCACACGTTTCATCTATCAAATCTATGGCTTGGCGTATGCCTTGACCAAAGTGTTGATGGAAGACGGTGATCACATCCGTATCGGCAGCACTTTCGCCAAGCATTTGGCTCAGTCTATGATTGAGACCAAAGAGACATTGTGCGCTAACTTGTTAAACTTTGCATTCACAGCCGGCTATGTTGGCGGTGACGGCGTAACTTTAATTAACACAGCTCACCCTGTCGCTAACGGCTTAACCTACAGCAATCAGTTATCGACCGCTGCTAACTTGTCGCAGACTTCTGTTGAGCAGATCCTCATCCAGATCCGTTCTGCAATCGACAACAACGGTAAGCGTATTCGTCTGAAAGCTGAACAGTTAGTTGTTCCTCCAGCACTCGAGTTCCAGGCAGAGGTAATCCTCAAGTCTGTTCTCCGTTCTGGTACAGCCGACAACGATCTCAACCCAATCAAGTCCACTGGTATGCTTCCAAAGGGTACACACGTTGTAACCCGTTTGAGCTCTTCCAAGGCATGGTGGGTGCAGACCGATGCTGAGAATGGTCTCATGCTCGTAATGCGTCGTCCAATGGAGAAATCCATGGAAGGCGATTTCGAGACTGATTCTATGCGCTACAAAGCCACCGAGCGTTATGCGACCGGCTGGCACGATGCCCGCAACCTCTACGGTACCGCTGGCGTTTAACTAGCACCCTCGTAGTACTAAAAGCCACCCCACAAGGGTGGCTTTTTTATTATTTAGGGCGCAATTGATTTAATATTTGCATTAGTAGTTATAGGAAGATTAATCCCATTCTGACAGCCGATCCTTCCCGGCATGACGACTCAGAGACAGTTTGGGATACCCACTGAGATAAGGAAACATCATGTCTAGCACATTTACAGTACCAATCCGTTTAAATACACGTCAAACCACCAGCAACGACGGCACCATTTCTGCCGACAACACTGGCGCATCACAAATTTCCAAACAAGTAGCAATCGTAGCCGCCGCTGCAGCAACCGCAGTGATTCCCGCTGGCTCGATTATTCACTCAATCGACGGCTACTTAAACGTAGTCGGCGCAGCCTCGCGCGCAGTTAGCCTGACCGTTAACGGTGTAACAACCGCTGTCGGCACGCTGACAACTACCGCCCTTGGTAAAGTTGCCGTAGTATTTACAGCCTCGGCTGCTGTAGCTAACCTCTTAGCTAACGTCGGCGCTTATGACTGCACCATCACATTGGCCTCTGAGGCAGCATCTGCCGGCACATTGTCTATTCAATACACCGGTCGCAATGCTGATGGCACAATTACTCCATACGGTTCTGGTTATACTAATAACTAATTAAGGTGGCGGGGCAACCCGCCTCTTTCACCGTCTAGGAGAAATTATGAGACAGCAAGTCGTATCAAAAACTGGAGTTGGTTCCAGCGCCACTATCCCAATGAATTTGGATTCAACTCCATTTAACGTTGGCTTTGGTGTTGTTGTAACTGGCACAGTAACTTACACCGTTCAACATTCATTTGACAACCCTTGGACAACTGAGACGCCCACGTGGTTTGATCACCCAACAGTTGCGGCTGTAGTAGATTCTAACGCCGATGGTAACTATGCTTTTCCAGTAGCTGCAATTAAAGTTGCAATTACATCTGGGTCCGGCACCGCCACACTAACCGTAATCCAAGCCGGTATCGCCTAATATGCCATACGTTGGTTTTAGCGGAGTAGCAAATCAAGCAAACACCACCGACGGGTTCGCCCTCGGTGTTGGCGCTCGTAATGACACCGCAGAGACAACATTTGGTGATAACGTAGGTGACGGTGGTGTCGTGGATCTTTACAGCAACGGCACACCAGTTGTTAATAGTTTTATATTAATGGAAAACTCAGGCTACGTGCGTGAGGAAGATGATTCTAAAATTCAATTAGAGGTAGGCTAAAATGGCTGACACAAAAATATCGGCAATGCCGAACGCAACAACGCCTTTAACTGGTGCGGAATTAGTCCCATTAGTTCAGTCTGGCGTTAATGTAAAATCAACAATTGCAAACTTTGGCCAGTACGCACGAGATGTTTATTTTAACCACGGTGCGTGGCAAGACACAACAACGCAAGTGGGTTCAACCACAACAGGACAACCATTTACGTTTAACACTGTTGATGTGCCAAACGGCGTAACACTGGTAAATAATTCTGAATTAACTGTACCCGTAAATGGTGTATACAACATTCAATGGTCCGCCCAATTTCAAAATCTTGACAACGCCCCTCAAGATGCAATTGTTTGGTTAAAAGTAGACGGTGTTGATGTACCAGGATCGGCCGGCAAACTAGGATTACCGCCTAGAAAAGATCCAGCAGATCCATTTCATAGTGTTTTTGGCTGGAATTATTTTTTAAGTTTAACAGCCGGCCAATACGTTCAAATTTATTGGTTAAAAACATCTGCAAATGTTACGTGCCCCGCATATCCGGCGTCTGTGTCTCCAGCATATCCAGGCACAGCATCGGTTATTGTAACCGTTAACCAAGTAGGCTAAGATGCCAGTATACCTTGATACGCGAGGTAATAGTGTCCTGTCTG